TCATCCTGTTTAAACTGATCCATAAAACTTGTTGGGGTATCTATATTTGCACTAATAAAAACTTGATCTTCGTCCATTATTCATCTCCATATTTAGCAATTGTATCTTTTGCTGCCTGAACAGCACCTAGGTCATTTAGGTTTGGAATTAAGCCAGCCTTCATTCTATCTACTTGCTCAGAATACTCTTCGTCAGTGACTCTACCCATACCAGCGAAAAAATATGCTTCGCCATCTGGCTCTCCATAATATGCTGCTGCTTGCTTTAATTCTGCAATCTTACCAAGATCACCCTTCATTGAAGGAATATTTAAAATATTTCCTTGACCATCTGTAAACCACTTACCGTTAGCCTTCTTCCATACGTAGATACCCCAATCATACTGCTTATCTATTAAAGTTACCTTAGTTTCGCCAATCTGGCCTGGCATGCGTGGCTTTCCGTCTTTACCAAAAAGTGACTGATCTTTGTTTTTCATAACCACCAGTATACCATATTATACTGGATCTGAGATTTGTGATTGCCATGTTAGGTCTTTAAATATAGAGTATTCGTACCCATTGATGCTAAATACACGACTATCGTCAATAATAATTTTATTTGTTCCTGTGTAGGCCTTGTATAGGTCTGATGGATTTACACCGTAGTAACTTACTGAGGACTGAACAAGTACTCCCTGCCACAAGAAATAGTCGTTCCAGTATTCCCAATCAAATAGGCCATCGGCAGCAAACTTTACTCTTGCCCAAGGTCTCTGAGTTACAGTCTGAATTGCCTGTAGATTTGTTGTCTGATAATAAGACAAACTATTAAAAATAATAGGACCATTTATCATAATTGATCCAGCGTAAGATTTGAAATTTAAAATGCTTGGGAAGCCTATGCCTAGCATTGACCACTCATTAATATTAATAACTGGTTCTTTGACAACCTTACCATTTAAGTAAAATACAATTCCACTGTATAGGGCACCTGTATTACCGTCTATAGCATATATCTTTGCTCTTTTGCCTGTTGGATGATTTGCAACCATATAAAATTTAATTGTTTTTGCTTTTGCATTAATTTGCATAATTTGTGTAGGAGCATATGGGAAGAAGTCCCCATTAAACCTAACCAAAGATTGCATAGCCATCACTTCATAATTTTGTGACTTATTGGCATTAACTGGTATAGCAACACCACGATTAATCTGTGGATCGTAGTCGCCACGGATTTCTAATCCCGAATGTCTAGTTAGATAAAGATATGGGGAAGATCCTTTATAAATAGTAAAAGGATTTTTGGCTTTATAGTTATAATAATATCCATTATTAACATATGGATATACGTTAGTTCCAAATCTTGTACCGACGTTGTTTGCTGTATTATAATTAAATGCCTGAGATGCTAATTGCAAGTTTTTAATTTTAATTGGTTGATACTTTACACCTTCAACGTCAAACTCAAGATGCATAACAATAGCAATTTTATTAAAATCAACACCTTTAGGTGGATAAATAATTATATTATCAACAACCTCATACTTTGTGTTTACCCACTCACTTCCAGGTGTGATCACTCCATTTTTTGGAACATCTTGCGTATTGACAAAAAATCCATCTACTGCGTTGGCTCCAGTTTCTAGATATTCAAAAGTTATATATGTTTTTAAAATAGAACTTGATGTATCATAAGAATATGTCTTGATAGATTTTTCTGCTAAATCCTGATAATCAACATACCCAGTATATAAAAAGTTATCAAGAGATTCGTAGGTTCTTTGTGCTGGATAAGAATATTCTGCTGCAAGTTCAGAATAAAGCCATCCATCTTCACTTATAACTTCTGTTTCCTTAAACTTTGTTGGTGCTGGATAATTAATATTAAACTGTATAAAATCTAATCCAAATTTACTATCCCCATACTCATCAGTGATATATTGACCAAAGTACGATAAAGGTACATAGTCTTTCCAAGATCCCTTAAAGTCTGTGTCTAAATAAAAATTATCAAAATAATCTTTAGGGGCAATAGCGCAACTTGGCTTATGGGCCTGTAACTGGATAGTTAAGAAGTCTGCATATGTACCGCCATTAAGAATGTAAGTCCAGAATGTTTGATCTGCCGTTCCGCCATCGTAGTCAACTCCAGGTCCGTATAAATTAAATATATTCTCATAATCTTTTGGCACACCAATTTCATCAAATAGATTTGCAATATCCTTAACATTCTTTTCAGAACATAAACCTATTTTATAAATATTACCCGTAAACGTTTTATCAAAATTCTTTGTTCCGCCAATATACAAAGAAAGATTAGAGTTGGTAAAAAATGAAGTAACGTTTCCACCAAAAGTATCTCTGAAAACATCTATCTCTAATCCAACAGCAAATGGGGATTCATTAGAAACTGAGAATGATTCATATATTGTTACTGGATCATCTTCACCATATTTTAAAATATATCTAACATCGTTTCCAACGCACTCAATAGAAAAATAATTTGAAGCCTGATCTTCTAAACGCATAAGAACTTCTGTTCCAGAATATACGTCTGGCTTTTTAAATATTCCGTAGAATGCGTGAATTTGTTGTCCATTTAAATTAAACTTATCAAAATACAAATAAGAGTTGACATTGTTCCAACTTGTAGATGGTCTGAGGTTTAAAAATAACTCATCCTCGTTTTGAATTACTGCACAATCAGTAAACAACATCTGTTCTGTTTTAGTAGTATCGTTTATAAAGACTTGAGGAATAGAAAACTTTGGCGTAGTTAAGTAGTTATCTTCTACAATAACATTATCTAATGATGCCTGAGACCATGAGCCTAAGTCTGGGTAGTTGTAATTTTTTGTATATTCTGCAAACGCATAATCAAATACTACAGAACTTCCACCGTATGACGCATTAAGGTTTTCTGGGTACTGGACTCCCTGACCATATACAAATCTTCTCTTAGCAACCAATGAAGGTACGAGGTATGGATAAATAGCAACACAGTCTAATTCAATAGGCTGTACATCAGAGTATGCATAAAAACCTATCCAATCCTGATCTTTAAGAGCATTAAACTTATCTGGAAGTGATAGATTTGCGCTATCAATAGTTAAAGATATAACCTCTTCACCATTTAATAAAATTGTAGATAGGTTATTTGAGTATTTCCAATCAATAAGCATTGGACGTTCCCATTGACCAATATAATATGATTGATAATAGTTGTTAATCTTTAATATTAAGAATGGTCCGTCTAAATATATACCGTCTGTTGATGCGATAGGTCCAACAATTCTTCTTGCTTGGGAAGATGAATTATTTGTTCTTAGCCAAAACTCTAGAGTAAAGTCTTGATACCTTCCTCCATCAGACAACATTCCATTTGAAGGAATAATCAAACTTGGCTTATTACTATTTTCATATATCTTTGTAATATTTGTTGAACCAAACACCATTGGAACACCAAAGTTTTTAGCAACTAATGACTTGCTATTTACAAAATAATATCCATATGTGTCGGATAAACCATACGCTGCTGCTGGCACAACCTCTGAAGAAGTTAGCGCAATATCGGTTGGCAATGTAACAGTTGAAACTCCAAGTGAACTTGATTGAAACTCTTCTGCCCATTGACCAAAAGTAACTCCATTGACATAAAAAACATAATCGGTTAGTTCTGTAGACTGACCCAAGTAATTAATTTTAACAACTAGTCTAATAGATGAATTATCAAAGTCTGGACTAAAGGTTTCTGATATAAAGTACCATTTGTCTTTTAACGATACTTCATATGGTCTTAAAACATCAACATAAGACTCTAAGGCATCATCATAATACCTATACCCAATTTCAAGACTAAGTGCGTAAGGGCTTGTTGTATAAAAATAAGATCCTATAGAAAATGTTTTGAGTACTTGGTTTAAGTCGTCAACATTTACTAATTCTGGACTTACTAGTGTTGTAGAAAAGGTTTCACCCAAAACTGCGTCTGGTGTAATCTTATTAATTATGCTATTAGGAAATGGTGCATCCAGCAATTCTTCTGTTTCAATAGACGCTCCGTTATCAATAGACCATAAAGATATTTCTCTATTGGCTTCAGAAATTAAAGAAACATAATCTGCTTGATCATCCAAAGCCCACATGAATTGTGGATGTTCAGCATAGATTTTTTCTGCATATAGGTTTGACGGAGTAGACATTGTGAGTCTATTTTATCATACTAAGATATTTTTATTTCACAAGCATCTGTAGTACAGTACATTTCGCCTTGTGCCTCAAGATTTTCTGCTCCGTCGTAGATGGCAGACCAGTCGATCTTTTTGATTTGGCCAATATATGAGTTATATTCTTCTTCTGTAATTTCAGTATACGGTTGCTGTGGATATACCTTATTTCCCATCGGCAAGAATGAAACTGCCTTTAACTGTCCTTCGTACATATGAAGTGCTGGCGCAATATGCTTTGATTCAGTTTCTTTGTCAAATGAAAGCGTTACAGACACGCCGTTATCAGACCAGTATTTCTGAGCAGTAGCAGCAAGCGCAATCTTCTCAAATAATGTAACTTCTTTTTCAGATCTTGCATGTCCAGAATGTACTGGGAAATATACGACAGTTGTATTCGCAGATACAAGGTCTGCTTCCATCTTATATCCAGCAGCCTTGAACAAGTGAATCATTGGGTCAGTATTCCCAAAACGAATTGCTCTCAAGAAATAGTTTCCGCCTGGAGCCCAGTGTACTCCTGGAGTTGCGCCAGAAAGAATTGATACAGACCCTGATGGTTTAACAGTTGTGACTCTAATGGAATCACGAACACATAACCACTCTGAATATTGATGATCATACTTACGGATAGTGTTATATCCTTCGTCCATCCATTCACGCACAACAGGCAAACCAAATTTGTCTGAGAATGATGCTATACCTGTAAGTGATGTTCCAATACGACGATTACGTTGCATAATACCATTTGTCTGTTGCCAGTGTGTAGGGATTAGCGTTACAGTCTTGCCATAGAGGTAGGCAAACTTAAGGGTGCGTAGAAAGTCCTCCTTGGATTCATGACGATTTAAATGTACCTCGACTAAGGTGCACAATTCGTATGATTCCAATGGCTGCTCTGCACAAGGATTAAATCCCATTACACGGTAGTCTTTACCATCTGGTGCATCCTTAAGTCTGCCATAGTTTCTAGCAACGTCAAGCCAAATGAATCCTGGCTCTCCGTTATCAACGATTAGGTCTACGTAATCTTCGTACTTTGTACCTACCGTCGCAGAAATAGAGTTGTTAGACATCCAAGCCCAACCTGGCTTTTCTGGATCAAATGAGTTACGATCTGGAAAAACCTCAGCATTCTTCAAATTCATAAAGTCTTGATCTTCTGCTCCACCCAAAGCCAATGTCGCAGATCGTCTGACATTTCCTGATACCACACAGGTACCAATGAGATTAACGATGTCTACTATTGCTCTTGAATCTAGGGTTTCTCCTGCTCTACCGCCGATTACAGACGTGATCTGCTTGTGTAGTTGGATAAGTGGTGCAGGACCGCTTGCAGTGCCTCCAAAGCCCTTGATAGGTGCTCCTAGAGGTCTAATAAGGTCATAGTTAAACTCCTGAATATACATATTAGGCTTTAAATATGAGTTTATAAGAAGTCTAACGGATTCTACCCATCCCTCCCGTGTATCTGGGATTTCGTATACCTGTGGTGGCTCTGTTGGGCTATAAATAGGCAAATTCTTGTCTGCTCCGACAGTATCAAACCCTACACCTACACCCATCATTAGGGCATCCATAGTCCAAGCAAATAGAGCACCTGGGTCATTGCGATCAATGTCTTTAGTAGATACCATAGCGCAGTTTTGTAGTGCTGCTGAATTCTTCTTTTCCATTGTAAGTGCCGTGCCAAAAGACCATAGGCCTCGTCCTGGTGGTGTCCACTTTAAATTAAACAATCTATCAAAGGCTTCTTTTGCAGATGACTGTGCCTTATAGTCATTCCAAGGTAGTCTGTTTTCTTTTGCGTGATTCTTCTGGGCTGAGTACATACCCTCGATTACTCTACGACAAACCTCATGCCATCTTTCTTTAGTTCCATCTTCCTTCATACGGGAGTAGGTGCGAATAAATGTAATCTCTCCTAAAGAATTACCACCAGCGTCTGCAAAACCAAATGGCGGTTCCTTTGTTTTATACTCACTTATGAACTCTTCAGACAAACGAAAACTAAAAAAATCAGACACAGATATGCTCCTTTAAAAACTGTTATTGATTAAGTATACCAGAGTTTTTATTTTTTGTAAACTCTAATTGTATTATTGAGGGTTATGGTTTTAGTGAATCCAGTGTTGCGGAACCATATACTTAAAACCACTCTTAACTAAGTGTGCAGTATGGTGATATGGTGGTGATGGTGGGAAAATAATTACACTACCCGCTTTTGGTTTTACAGCAAAACTATAAGACTTATTTTGTTTTGCAACTTCAAAATCTTCTGCTGGAGTTCCACCTTGAATTACTCCTTCTGGATTTCTAATTGAGAACGAAATCTCTCCACCTTCGTAATCATCATTAAGGTACATAACTAAAGAATACTTAAGTCTTTCGTCACCTTCTTGCTGATCAAAGTGTGCTCCCATAAAGGTTCCAGCCTTGTACTTTTTAATAGGGTGTACTGGAAAAAGTTTTGGATCATCAGTATTACCCATAGCCTCAGCATAGTCTCTTGCTACAGCATGCATAGCATCATTGATTGTGTTATAAATATAGTCATACTCTTCGTTATCAGAATCTCTCATATGTCTAGGCAAGATATCCTTGCTTTCTCCATAAACATATTCTAAACCACTGCATGCCATCCACTCGCCCCAAACACTTGAGTCCAAGTTGTCAATCGCAGCAACAAGTTTCTTAGGATCTGCTATAACATCTGTATAGTAGTAAACTTTTTCTTCTAGTATTTCTTTATTCATAACCACTCCTTTAGTATTTGTTGTTATCGTAAAAGCCTCTTACTTTTACAAACCCAACTAAAACGTATCTTACTGGACCTGCTCCAACAAACCTTACTCCGTGTTCATATTCTTCGTTGCCTGGGAATACAAGAAGGTCTCTTGGTTTTGGACGTAAATCTATATCTTTGTTTTTAAAGAATAGGGTTCCATCCGCATAGTCATCGTTAAGATATAGTATAGCAGCATATTTAATTGATGGGTCTGTGTGCTGATCTGTATGTGACTTTAATTGAACCCCTTCTTGCATTCTTTGTAATGTTGCAAAGCCTGCTAACTCTAAACTAGGATCTGCTTTCTGTAAAAGATTGTGAAACTTTGTTTGAAGACTAAGCGCCAATGGGGACCCAGAAACATCATAATTTTTGTCATCCCATCCAAGGGTAATCTCGTACTTTCCTTCAGCAACAAGATTTTCTACGTCATCTCTACCAAACTTTTCCAAGCAGAATTGCTTGAGATGTTGTCTGTAATGAATTGACCAATCTTCTTCTGGAGTTTCATCAATAACTTTCCAAACCTGAGCAAATTCATCCTCTGTCATATAATTATGGACAACAAGAACTTCCATATCATCACGCCACCTACTTGTTTCGTAGCCTGCTTCCTGAAACTCTTTTTCCATAAATAGCATTGACATTATTCCTCAACCTTGTACTTATTTCCGTCTGGGTCTAACTTATACCCTTCCTTTAATAGTTCTTGCCATTCTGCTTTTTCTTTTGCTTGATAGGCTCTTGTTTCTTCCATCTCTTTAGCCCAAGCGTCTCTTAACTCTTGTGGATAGGCATCTTCTTCACGATCATCCCAGAATGAACCTAGGGTGTACCTAACGCCTTTAGTAATCATAGTGACTTCATGCATATTATTAAACCCGCCATCAAATGCGGCAAGCATACCAACTTGTGGCTTAATAGAAACATCGTTTGATGGGAAGTTTAGTAGACCACCTTCAAAGTCATCGTTTAGATATAAGAACGCAGCATATCTACTTCTTGTAAAAGCACCTGAGTTTCCTTTTTCATCTGTGTTATCAGAATGAATACGAGCATATGCTCCTGGTTCCCATTTTTGAGTATGATATCCAATTTGACAAATAATCTTTGGATCAAGGTCATGAACACTTGCAACAGCATTAATGATTCCTTGTTTCATATCAGAAAATATTGTTGGTGCTAAACCTTCTGCAATAATGTCCTCGTCATTATCTTGAGGCAACACTGATGAATATGATTCATAGAATGAGATTGGTGTCCATGATAGTTTTCCACTCTCTGCATGCTTATCCAAAATCTTAATTAATTTTGCAGCAGTATCAGCATCGATAAAGTTTTCATAAAGAACTAAGTCCTTATTTACTCTTTTCTTATTGGTTAAATTCATTATTTATTCTCACTCCTTCTGGGATTTCGAATCTATTTGGAACAGAATTACGGAACTTTTCCATAATTTCATCCTGCATTGAAGCCCATACTTCTTTGCCATATTCTTTTTCTTTTTCAAACCACTCTGGCGCACCGTTAGCATACTTTCTCCAATACATTCTAGAGAAATATTTATGACCTTGAGTTGGAGCAACAACTCCATGTAAGTATACCTTCTCGTCCTTAGTTAATACCTCTGGATGTCCAGATGGGAATACTAACCAATCGCCAGCCTTTGGCTTATAACTATACAGTTCATTGCCTGCATAGAAATCAATTTGACCACCTTCGTAGTCATCATTAAAATATGCATTAACTGTTACTGCAAATTTATATCCTGGACTTGTTATTGGCTCTCTAATATAATCAGAATGATATGTCATCGCCATTGGGTGTTCCCAAGAGGAATCATACTTACAGATAGATGGACCATACATTTGCCATCTAGGCAATCTATTGCCATCCTGGTCTTCAGTCATCTCTTCTTCATCAAAACCAAACTCTGCACCAAATTTATCTAAATAGTCTCTACCAACTTTATTGTAACCATTCCATAATTCCTGCAAGAAGTATTTATGATCTTCTTGTGCTGGAGTATTTGCCTCCAATTCGTCAATTGCTTGCTGATTAAATCCTCTAGGAAAATTACCTGGAATTGTTGGATTCAAGTAATCGCCAAATATAGACCATCTTGTCCATTCGCTTAGAAGTCTATCTGGGTCATTACTTGTTGAGTCTTTAAGAATTTGCTCTACCTTTTTGGCATCTTCAAAAACATTTCTATAAACTACAATCTTTGGATATATCTCTAATACTTCCATAGTCACTTCCTAATCCCATTTTTTGGATCCCACTGTCTGATTGCCTCATCATTTGGGAAAATTCTATCATATTTTTTATTAAAATCTGGCTTCTCTTCTCCAGTATGCTCTAAAATCTCCCAGAAAAATGGACAGGTATATCTAAATCCTTCTCGTATTTCTGTAACTCCATGCACGTAATTCATATCTCCAGGGAAGAAGTATGCGGAACCTCTTTTAGGTTTAAACTGTATACCCTGGTTTGGAAAATATAACTCTCCGCCCTCGTAGTCATCATTAATATAAAATAAACTTGCTATATCATAATTAGGAAAGTCATTTGGCGTTCCTGCATCTGGTCCAGAGTGCAGTTCTTTATCTGCATGAGGTAATTGGAACTGTCCTGGATTCCACTTTACTATTGTTTGTCCAGTTGGCTGAACCTTTACCTTAAAGAAATCTTCAATAATTGGTTGCAGTCTATTAAACAAACCCACAATAACTGGAACAATCTTTGGATCATTTTGATTTAAAGATGGAGCACTGCAGACTCTATCTTTCCAGTAATCAGCATCATAGGTGATGGTACCATTTTCATTTTTATGGCTTTCTGTAATATCCCAGATTGTTAAATTTCTTGCTGCATTATCTAAAAAATCAACTTCTTCATCTGTCATAAAGTTTTGTAATTCAATAATGTTATCTGGTCCACTGCCGAAAAATCCTGACGGTGTAATGGATGGGTGTCGTATTGCTAAAACTGCATCTTCTGGCTTCATAATAAGATTATATCACAGGTTAATGCTCCTGGATTTTTGCCTCCACTTCTAGTTTTGTAAGAAATCTTTCGACATCAAAACGCCAGTTATCTCTACCAAATGACTGTGCGATTTTGAGGCATAGTTTTTCATAGTCTTCTTTATTAAGTTTATCTTTGATAGCATATAGGGCATCAGTTGTATCAATGTAGTTTTGTCTAACAAAAGATGGATCCCCTGCCTGATTTCTTTTTAAAACTTTGGTATTAATTTTCCCAGATGGTTCATATAAAGAAACTGTTAAAAAATTTCTTGCAAATCCAGCATCCTGATACATTTGATATCCCGCAACAGCATCTACAACATTGTCATAGGAAATAATGGATCTGACTGGTGATTCTCCATCTCTAGAGACAGTTATAATATAGTGATTAATCTTTTGTGCTTTTGCGTCAGCAATATATTGATTTACAATATCTGTGTGGCTTGGTTTTAATTGATCACTCATCAAAACCCTGACCTATCTACTACATCTAGTTTTAATGTCTTAACTTCATGTGATCCAAGGGATGTTCCATTTTCGTCTACTGCCTCACGATACCAGTCTGTCCATTCTCCAGATGAGTTAACGACTTGTGCTGCTGTTCCATAATTTATGTTTGCTTGTTGTCTTTTACGATCTGGATCTTGATACGCTACAATCTCAATAGTTGTATTATTTAAATTGGTTAAAGAAATTGGAATAATCGTTGCAATTGGTGTTCCAGCCTTTATAACAACTTCTTGATTTGCCTTTTTTGCCTTAAGTGCTAATGGCAATGGATTATCATAAAAAGAAGTACTTATTAGATTAGACATTGTTTCAAAATCTTCGTTAAAGTAATTAACGGGATTAATCGTTAAAATACTTACATCTGGGTCAGTCCTAAAAATCAATGATGTATTAAGACTTATTGATGACTGACCTCTACCTGCATATGAGCCTTCAGGACTAGTAATTTTTACGTGTTGATCTGTTTGATCATTAATGCCATCCCAAAAAAATACTATATCTTCTTTACAAGAAAGATTCCAGCCAACAACGTTTGCTTGTGTAACAGGAAAACATCTATATGCATGCTTTTCAGATGTTACATCCATCCAATCTCTTTTAATTGACATTGGCTGAATATCAAAGTTACAGCCGTATAATTTTTCAACTGAAATATTTAGCATTATTCATTTGCCCACTTTGGATCATACATATCTGGAGTATGATACTTTCTGCTATAGTCTAGCATTGTGACAATAGAATATTTAGTACCAGAGTGTACTGGCATTGCCTGATGCGGATACATAAAGTTTGAAGGGAAGACATACAGGTCTCCTGCCTTTGGCTTTATATTTAAATTCTGTAATCTAAAGTATAACTCTCCGCCATCATAATCATCATTGATGTATGCTACTAATGATACAGTACAGTTGTATGAAAAACCATGATCATGGTGTTCTTTGAAGTGCTGCCCTGGTCCGTACTTAATAAAATTAAATGCTTCCCAATACTTTAATGGCATGATGTTATAGTCTTTTCTATAATCATCAACTACTGGTGCCTGTGCATCATATACGTCTTGCCAAATTTGCTGAAGTAGAAGAGAGTCTTCACTTTTATCATTTTCAATATCTGTTTTTTTAAACTTAAAGTCATAGCAATCACGATAGTCTGGCATTAACTGCTGATATCCAACATATGCTGGTAGCCAATGGTACTGCTTTCCTTCTTCAGATAATTCTCCCCAAGGTGCTGGTGAGCCTAGGGTATTTTCTAGTCTTTCTATAATATTTAGTTCTGGCTTAATAACACCTCTATAGCAAGTGATGCCAAACCCTAATGTCTCTTTATCTGTCCAAGTTGACATGATATCTCCTTCTACTTATACTCTCTTCTTGTCCAAACTTTATCTTTGTATACCCCGCCATCTGGCTGGCGATAAATATTTGCGTTATCTACTATTTTAGCATATATGCTTGATGAATCTAATATCTCAATTTCGTGTTCCCAATTTTCTCTCTTAAATGGCAAAACCTGTAAAAATGGTGTACCTGCTGGAATAGTACCTTCCCAACCATCTATAATAAAAAATGGAAAACTGCCTAATAATTCAACCTTATCAGAATCAACAATACCCGTTGTATTCATAAATGGTAAATCAAATCTGTTCATTGGTGTCATAAATAAAGCACTATATCCATCTGGCAGTTTTAGTCCCCAGTCTGGCATCCAAGCAAAATGACTCTTGTAGTATCCTGCAGGATGTTCAAACTGAGGCATAGGTGGCCTTACTGAACAAAAATCTTGATACATTGGATTATCAACTTTAACGTCCAGGGAACCTGTAACATTTTTTGAAAAAATCAGATCACACGGTGTTTTAAGAACATATCCAGTCATAAAAGCATCTAAAATTGCTGGACAGGCTTTCCATGTTGGAATCATGCCGTAGTCATCTGTGGTTCCTGCTTTAGGAAATGGACAAACCTCTTTTGGTGCTTTGTAATATTCTCCATTAAATGGATTTTTTGCAAACCTATCTGCATCCTTATACCACTGTGGTATTTCTTTTTGTGTTGGTGTTGGAACAGACTTGCTTTCTTTAGTTAGCCAGGGTCTGTATGATTTAAAAAGTATTTTTTTATAATCTATACTCACTACTTATGGCCTAACTCATTAATGTCAGTCATAATTACGACACAATACTTTGTACCGCTCTTCATTGGAAGAGATGCATGCTCATAAATGTAGTTAGATGGGAACACAGCAATATCTCCAACTTTTGGAGTAAGTGTATATCCGTCTAGTCTTGGGAATTGTATTTCCCCGCCCTCATAGTCATCGTTAATATAAATAACCGCAGAGACGGTTGCATTATAGGCTGGACCATGGTCTGCGTGAATATTAAAATGCTTTCCTTCACCTTCGTATTTTACAAAGTTAAATGCTTCATAATAGATAACATTAATTCCCCAATATGCTGCATATTCATCTATGCATAATTTTAACTTATCATATATTTCTTTATGTAGGTCTAGTAGTTCGGCATTTTGATCATTCCTAGCGCCAAGATTTTCTGGCTTAAATTTAAAGTCTACACAATCTCTTGCTCTTTTAATTGGCGTATTAGAATTTGTTACTTGGGCTTCTGACCAACGGTAGCCTTTGCTGCCATCTAGGTTTGACTCTAGTGTATTGATATATCTATCAGCATCTTCTTTAGAAAAGACATTTCTATAAATGTTTAAACCAAGCCCAGGGTTTTCTACAATGACGCCGTTTGGCAATGTTTTTGTTGGATATCTATTTGATGCCGTTTCTGAGCGATCTTTTGTAAACCATGGATTCTGGTTTTCATCATATTCGTACATGATAAATCCGTTCTGTTAGGAAATTATTAAAGCAGTGTGTTTGAAGAACTGTCAAACTGAACAGATTCTCCAACCATAATCTTTTTACCTTCTGGAACCTTAATCATTTTAATATTATCTTTAGCAAGATGCTCATTTAAATACTGGCCAATTGCAGTGCCTTCATTTGCAACAATCATTGCAATAATAACATTATCACAAATAAAAGAATATGTTCTTCTTGTAGACCAGAATTCGTCATCTGATGGCAAGTCTAAATATTCCATTCCATCAGCAACATGTCCTCCAGAGAATGATGTTCCGTTCCAAGTTGCCCCTGATTTTGCTTGATTTTTAAAAGATGTTGTTTCCATCATAGTAATTGGGAGATTTGATGCAAGTGCTGCATCTAAAATATTTTTTCTCTCATCTGTAGAGAAGGTAAATTCAAATACTACCTGCCAAGATGAGTCGTTATTTTCTGCTAGTACAAAATGCATAGTTATCTCCTTTTACTTTTTAATTATAGCATACCTTTGGAGAAGGTGTTAATTTCTCCATAGGCATGTCTATTTAAATTTTGCATATTTTAGATACAAATTCCTAAGCATACGCAGTTGGATCCGCAACCTCTAAAGTATGGTGGGAAGAATGGGAAGTACGGTGGGAAGAACGGTGGGAAGAATGGGAAGTACGGGAAGTAAGGTGGGAAGAACGGGAAGAATGGGAAGTAAGGGAAGAACGGTGGGAAGAACGGGAAGAATGGGAAGTAAGGTGGGAAGAACGGTGGGAAGAACGGGAAGAATGGTGGGAAGAATGGGAAGAATGGGAAGAATGGGAAGAACGGTGGGAAGAATGGGAAGAACGGGAAGAATGGTGGGAAGAATGGAGGGAAGAATGGGAAGAACGGTGGGAAAAATGGAGGGAAGAATGGGAAGAATGGTGGGAAAAATGGAGGGAAGAATGGGAAGAATGGCGGGGTAGTTGTAACAGATGATGTAGTTACACCTGCAGATGTACCATTAGCATTAATAGCAACAATTGTATAAGTTTGTGATCCTGGATTTGTACCTGGATCGTTAGCATCATATGGTGAAGATGTAACACCAGTATAACTTGATCCATCAGAACCAGTAATTGTATATGATGTAATTGTGCTACCACCATTTGCTGGGGCAGACCATTCAATTCTGTTTGTGTTTGCTGATAAAGCAGATGCACTGGCACCACTTGGTGTTCCTGGCTTTGTAGTAACAGCAACAGAAGAACTTGTTGTTGGATTTGCAGTACCTGCTGCATTTGTACCTACAACTGTAAATGTATAAGATGTTCCTCCAGATAAGCCAGTAAATTGGTATGTTGTATTTGCATTACCAGTGACCACTGTTGTTGTTGCTGGAGTTGTTGTAATTGTATAAGATGTTGCTGCTGGAGAAGTAGCAGGCAAAGACCAAGAAAGGTCAACAGCACCATTACCATAGTCACGTCCTGTGCCTACATTTGAAGCACTTAAACTTGTGACTGGATCTGGTTGTAAAAAGTTATCCTGCGCTGAGGACTTAATACCTTTTCTTTTACTTGATGCCATGCTACTCTCCTTTGTTTATTTAAAATATTATTACGCTGATAGGTCGCCCATTACAACCCAAGTGTCTGTTGCTCTCTTAAAGAGAGTTGCAGATGACCACTGAGTACGTAACTTCAAACCTGGTGTTCCATTTACTGTAACACCTGCTGCACCAGCAATAGTTACCTGTCCAGCACCAGTCTGTAGAATATCTAATGATGTACCTACTGGGAATGCAACGCTTGCATTTGTTGGAATTGTAACTGTCTGTGCAGTAGCCTTACCCATTTCAATCAAAGTATCTTTTTCTGATACTGAAGATAATGTATATGAGTCTGTCTTTTGTGAAATAGTTGTAGCAGATGGTACCTTGCCAGCAAGTGCTGTGGTAACAGTTGCTGCATAGTTAGCATCATCTCCAAGTGCAGCAGCCAACTCATCAAGAGTATTAAGTGCTGCAGGTGCTGAAGCGATTACGGCATTTACCTGTGCTGTTGCATCTGCAATTGCTTCTGACTTGGCAGTTGCAATTAAGCCAGGTACGCCATCGATTTGTGTTTGGATTGCAGAGGTTACACCGTCAAGATATCCAAGTTCTGTCTCAGATACTGTTGAAGATACTGCTAACTTTGTCCAGTCAATTGCTGCTGAAGCATTAATGTCAGCATTAACAATTGTACCGTTTGCAATCTTGCCAGATGTAATTGCTCCGTCAGCAACCTTGCTTTCTGTTACAGAATCTCCTGCAAGTTTATCTGCAGTTACAGCAGAGTTAACAATCTTTGCTGTTGAAACTGTGTTATCTGTTGGCGTTCTTGTGTCAGACAAACGAACATCATCTGTAAGAACTAAGTCTGCTGTATCGACAATTCCGTGAACATTTTCAGTTGCAGAACTATGATCTGATATATCTGCTGTTGTTGCTAATGCTGATGTATCAAGAATTCCGTGTACATTTGTTGTATCAGAATTGTGTTCTCCAAGAATTGTTAATGTTACTAGTGATGCTGTATCAGTAATACCGTGTACGTTTTCTGTTTCTCCATTATGGTTTGTTACAGCAGTAGCAACCTGTGTTTGTGTTGCAAGTTCTGCGGTATTATTAATGCCATGAACATTTGCAGTTAATGCATTATGTGCAGTTACGGCATCATCTGATGAGTTGTCCGCATATGTTTTTGTAGCAAGCGCTGATGTATCAGAAATACCGTGTACGTCTGTTGTATCAGAATTGTGTGTGTTTACTTGTGCTTCAGCATAGTCTTTTGTTGCCAAAGCGTCTGTGTCTGCAATTCCGTGCACATTTGTATGATCATCATTGTGTGCTCCAATTCCAGAATCTACATAACCCTTTGTTGCTGCATGTAGATCATCTGATGGTGCGCCAGATAATGTTAGGGCACCTGTCATTGAATCTCCAGCCTTTGATACTCTCTCAGAAAGTGCTGTTGTAACGCTTGCAGCGTAGTTAGCATCGTCTCCGATTGCATCAGCAAGTTCCTTTAATGTATCTAGTGCTCCAGGAGCACCATTAATCAAACCATCAATCTTGGTTTGAACGAATTCAGTTGTAGCAATCTTAGTAGAGTTATCGCTATTTGACTGTGTTTGTGCAGTAGATGATCCACCTAAGTCTGCGCCACTGAGTGTCTTATTTGTTAATGTTTGTGTACCATTAAGAGTAACAACTGTATTATCAATATCAAATTGTTCTGTACCAGCATTCCAGTCAATACCTGTACCAGCAAGGGCTGACTGATCTACTGTTGAGTTTGTAATTGCATCAGTAACAAAATCTTGTGTAGCAAGATCTGCTGTATTAGCAATTCCGTGGACATTGGTAGTACCGTTTACGTGGTCAGAGAGGAAAGAAGGGTCATCGCCAAGGGCTGCTGCTAATTCGTTAAGAGTATTTAATAAATCTGGTGCACCATCGATTAGGTCTGCTAAATCATCTGCTGATGCATAATAAGAAAGGCTTGACCAAGTTGAAGAGCCGTTACCTATCTTAAATTTGTTGGTGTCAGTTTCAAAACCGATTTCACCTGCTGCTAAAATTGGGTTAGCGCCAGTCCACTGTGCTGCGGTACCTCTGCGCTGTTGCATTCTTGTTGCCATTTATCTCTCCTCTTGGTATTTCTACCGTTGTATTTCTTCGCTTATTATAACATCAATTTTTAATTGAAATTATCTATCGCTACACCACCATCATAAACAGATGTCCACGAGTTGGTGTTATAGGATCCCCCCTCTACAGGAGACCCTTGTGGATCATTAAAACTACCCGCACTAACAAACTGAGAAACAATAAAACCAGTTCCATCGATAGCAGTATCATGGATATGCTGTGGAAGATTTAATGTATCATCAATTGCTGCTAGAGTAATCCATGATCCAGAATAATAAACATTAATTCTTGATGTTAATTCATCAAGCCACATATCACCATCTTCTGGTGATTGGGGAGCGGTGGATCCGACATAGGTGCTGCCAACTACTGAATCGACATATGCCTTAGTAGCAGCATGTGTATCTAGCGTAGGTTCTCCTACTGTTACAGATCCTCCGAAACTACCGCCGTTAGTTACGACTAGTCCGTTTTTGACCTTGAAGTCTTTATCTACTGTTGCCAAGATCCACCACTCCCTCTTTTATTTATTTTTTATTACTTTAAAAGTGTTCCGATAGCAGCAACTGTTGAGTTGTTGTTAGCGGTTGTAACACGAAGACGAACATCATTTCCAGAAACATCTGCTGAAACTGATCCAAGAGAACCGTTTGTTCCAACCATTGCGTATTCTGTAACTGCTATGTTATCTGATGTGTCAAGTGTCAAGATAACCTTTGAAACCTCTGTATGAGATCCATTGGCAATCTTTACAAGGAATTCAGCAGAACGATAATCTGCCTTAGCCCATGAGACTGCTGTGTTTGTGCTTGCAGTTGCAACAGATGCTTCTGCTGCTACCTGCTTTGCAACTGATGCAATCTCTACTGCTGGGAAGTCTGGAGTAACTGCTTCAAGAGCAGAAACTGCACGAGCATCTGTGAAGTAAAGATTTGATGAACCTTCATCAAGATCATCTGTATCAGAATCTGCAACACCATTTTCTGCTGTGATTGTAAGACCACCATTACCTGTACCAGTAATTGTGATATTTGTTAGGTTAGCAGTTGTAAGAAGTGCTGCTGCTGAGTCCTTAGCACGACCATCTGTGAAGTAAAGGTTATTTGAACCTTCTTCAATATCGTCTGTATCAAGGGCATCAATTGCTGAAGAAATTGCAGAGTTACGATCTGAAACTTCTTGAGAAATAGCATTTGCTAAGTCTGTTGCGCTTGATGAATCAAGATCTGCAATTGCTGAAGCGATTGCGTCATTTCGATCATTTACTTCGTCAGCGATTGCTGAGTTGATTGCACTATTGCGATTTGTAACTTCAGTTGAAATTGCTGAAGAAATCGCAGAGTTGCGGTCTGAAACTTCTTGAGAAATTGCAGAGTTTGTATATGAATTTGCACTAGATTCTGCTGTTGAGGCATAACCCTGTGCTGCTGAGTCAAGATCTGAGATTTCTGAATTTACATAAGTAATGTCAGCCTTAAGTGCAAGGTTGTTTGTTACTGATACTGCAAAGTTCTCATCATCTGCAATTGCTGCAGCCAACTCGTTGAGGGTATCAAGAAGTCCTGGTGCACCATCTACAAGATCTGAAATCTTTTCATCTGTATAATCGTTAGCCTCTTGCTTTGCTGTTGCAATAGCAGAGTTACGATTTGTAACCTCTGTAGAAATTGCTGAACTGATTGCATTGTCACGATCTGTTACTTCTGTTGAAATAGCAGATGAGATTGCTGAATTGCGGTCAAGAACTTCTTGTGATACTGCATCGTCTGTGTAAGAATTTGCTGAAGATGCTGCTGCGTTAGCCTTGTTTGTAGCATCTGTTGCTGCTGTAGCAAGAGCATCAAGAATTTCAGCATCTGTGTAGTCTTCTGCATCTGAAAGGGCTGCGTTAGCCTTTGTAGTTGCATCTGATGCTGCTGCATCAATTGCTTCTTGCTTTGCTGTAGCAACTTCTGCATCTGTTGCAAAATCACCATCAAGGGTTGTTGAGATTTGTACGTTTGCTGTACCATCAAAAGATACAGAACCTGTTACATCTCCTGTTAATTCAATTGTACGTGCAGTCTCAAGTGCTGTTGCTGTATCTGCATTACCAGTTACATCACCAACGAGATCTGCTGTAATTGTACCTGCAGCAAAATCTCCTGAACCATCACGCTTTACAACTGAGTTAGGTGTGTTAGCAGAAGTTGATGTTCCGCCAATAAGACCGACAATATAGTCTTGGTCATCTTGCTTCTTAGTAAGAATGTCATGATTATTTACTGTGGCTGTTGTGCCTTCAACAATGAGACCATTCTTTACTTTAAAGTCTTTAGTTACTGTTGCCATTTTTTATATCTCCTTTTTATGCCTTAAGTCCAATACGTGCATAACGTACAGTGACTGGCTTAATTGTTGGGTCTGGTGTAACAGTTAAAGAAACTGTATTTCCTACCCTAGAGACGCTAATGGTGCCAATATTCCCATCGTTGTCTATTGTTCCATACTCAGAGACGTTTACATTTGAACCGTCTACAAGAATGGTCAATTCTGTTGCGTAAAACTTGTTATCTCCATTTGTTATCTTTGCAATGGAAACAAGATATTTAACCATACGCCATTCAGTCGCATCAAAGTTATCAACGACTGTTGGATTTTCAATGCCTGTAATTGTATTTTCATTATTACCAGCAGAGCCAAGTTCGTTACTTGCTCCTGCAAGGGTATCAATTAAGTCCTCATAGTCTTGCTGACTAGGACGATCACCTGTTTGAAATTTGCTCTTTACTGCAGCAACTGATAATTTGGCCATGTCGTTATTATAACTCCTTTTTTGTATATTTTTTATAGGATATAGTTATTAAACCCAATAACAGCAATACCAATTCCTGCTGGGTTTGTTTGACTATATCCTGGAACCATTATGTTGGTAAACTTTACCCTAAATGGTAGAACTTCATTTATCTTTACTGTTCTATTATCATTAGCAACGTTTATGATGGCATATGAGATAGCATTAATTGCACGTAGTTTATTTTTATTGTTATCTAATACGACTGCTGATGCCACTAGTTTGTAACGTCTTCGATAACTACCATGCTACCTTGAGCAACTGTCCAAACCAGATCAGTGGTTGATAGTTCGATATCAAAGATGTCTCCTGTTTCTAAAATTGCAGATTGTTCAGAAGACAGAAATACTGTAAACTCTCCAGGTAGGTCGTCTGGATCTGCTGATGGTGTTAATGTTAGTATTAATGTTGCATCATCTGTTATTTTGCCAGACTCTGCTGCATTGTTTGGTCTTTTAATCTCCATATCAATAGTCCAGTCTGGAATATTTAATGGTTGCTTTACATCGTCTGTAACATATACTTTAAATGAGGCAGTGTCACCTCTAACTACCGTCCAATTTACTGTTGGAGGTTTATTTCCTACGTCGTATGAAGATGCTGATCCACGAAGATTTGCCATGTTGTGATTATACCATAATTAAGCGAGACCAGCCTTGAGTGCTCCCCAAGTACCGTTGCCCTTTGCCTGAATAACAATTACACCAGTTGATGCATTTGAGACTGCTACAATTCCGATTGCGCCACCTGTGACGGTAGTTGTAAGAGATCCAGACGAATTGACATATAATAATTCTCCTACTGAAAAACCACTGGTATTTACATTTGTCAAAACACCAGCAACCACTACTTCTCCACTATCTCCATTATTCAGAGATGTTTTTGTTAAACCAAGAAATGGTTTGTTATCTGATAAATCTGATGTAAATAATGAGATTGTAGTTTTATTATTTGTGTGTCCAGTTGCATATACTGGTTTGGCTGCACCTATAGTTGAGCCTGAGTTATTTATTACCTTTACCCGCACATTTGAGGCATCAAGAGAGGAAATAGCATCATCAACATCATCTGCTAGTTTTTTGATATCATTATGCACATTCACAGAATCCGTAGATTCTGGGTATGATAAGCCATAATTGTTTGTTATTTCAGCCATAGAACATCATTATATCATTATTTGACTAAAGGTCTCAAAGTATGTTATACTAGGAAGTAATGTGGCACCCTTTAACAAGGTGTCATTACGTTTCTAAGGAGGAAACTATGATTAACTTTATGAATAATAATAGGCAAATCATTGGTACACTCAGCATATTGGCGATGTTTGGCGTTTGGTCAAATGCCGCTAATGCTTCTGAAAACCGATCAAACGATAGTAGTGCTGTCGTGCTGGAAGCAACAATCGAGGCCACGGAAGTGGCCAAAACTGTTTCTAAGGCTAAAGAAGATCAGTTAGAAAAATACAAAAACGCTGTAAATCTATCTGACAAAGACCTCAAGCACCTACTTCATTTAGTAGGCTTTGAAGGTCAAAATCTAAGGGAGGCCTGGGCTATTGCTAAGAAAGAATCTGGCGGTAGACCAATGGCACTAAACCTTAGCAAAAGAACTGGAGATAGTTCTTATGGCTTATTTCAAATAAATATGATTGGCGACCTTGGTCCTGAACGTAGAGATAAGTTTAATTTAGAGTCTAATGTGGAACTTTTTAACCCCGTCTTAAATGCAGAGATTGCATTTCATATGTCTAAGGGTGGAGAAGATTGGACAGCCTGGAAAGGTATAACTCCACGAACAAAGCAATTGATGAAGAAGTATCCTAATTAATTAATTAAGATATAGGGGCTTGATATGGAGTTTACGCTCGAAATCAAGCCCCGTTTCTTTTTGTAAAGCCCTATACTCTTCCATATGATCTTGAATTCCATAAACTCCAAGGTCCTTTCCATGAAATAAAGCATTTACTCTGTGTCGAGCAGCCCTATCTCTAATCCCCCAAGTCTGATCATCTAACCAATGAAAGTTTCTTCTGCCATTATCTCTATCATAGTTTGTCCATATTGCATTAATGGGTGGGGCAACTAACTTAGTGCCAGAAACAGTTAATCTAATTCCTAAAGTTATCTCTTCTCCTAAAAAGTACATATAAGGATCATAAGGGGCCTTTAAGAATCCCTTGCTGCTTCCAAAAGCGAAGTTTGCACAAAAACCATATACTTGATCACCATATTCTAAATCTTCAATGTCATGCCATCTTAATAAGTATAGGTACTCTATTTCATCCCATACTGGTATGACTTTATGTAATGTGTTGTTGGTTAGGTCTATAACATCTTTTCCATTTCCATCTTCGTCCCATTCAATTTTAAATCCGTGAGGGTACTTAGTGAAAATATAATCTGATCCCCACTTTGAAGAGCATTTTTGATAATAATCAATTAAGGTTGTATCCCAATTGTTTGATGCACGTGAATGAGAATCTGTATGTAAAAAATATTTATATTTTTCTGATAATAAGGAATTTGCTAAGTGTCTGCCAGAACATGCGCCTTCTGCTAAACGATGATCTATTTTATTATAATTAATTTGATCGTCTGGAATAAAAGAAAAATCAAAATCTGTTTCTGGACCTTCATGCGAAACTAAAGAAAAAAATAAACGCTCTTTATGTTGTGCATTATAATAAAAACTTTTTACAGTATTAATTAAATCTGGGTCACGATATGCTGCTAGACTTACAAATATTTTATCCATAATTACATCATACCCTTATTTTTATCAGCCCTAATATGAGTATATAGATAGTCGGGACCTTGTGTAAAATACCAATGATCTGGTTTGCAATAAAATAAAAATATATTACAAACCATATTTTTATCAGGATCTGGAAACTCTTCTCGCCAATGTTCTAAATCATTTCCGTATGTAAATAATGCATCATTTTCTTCAAGCAAATATGGCTTACCCTCTACCCATAACTCCCATGGTGTTTTTTGAAATACTGAAAAGTTTATGTGATATGTACAGGCATTATCATCTCTATGTTTCCAGAGTTTTGCCTCTTTACCCTCGTAAATTGACATTAGGCACCAAGATGGGAGTATGTCTTCTTCTTCAAAATATTCTCTTGCTAAATCTAATAATTTTTCATGTAACTCTTTAAGTTCTGGAGTATTTGCCCATTGATGTCTTCCAAATGCTTCATCATAGTTTGGATAATTTATCCACATATTCATTGCATATTTTTGTATTTTGGTTAATTCTTCTTTTGGTAAAATATTATTAATTATAAAAGATTCTTTCATATTACCACTTTCCTAATGGACATGCCGCTTTTTCTAGTTTAGTTTTACCAGGCATAAAACAACCGCACTCTTTACATTGTCTAGTTAATTTAATTAATTTTGGGCATGCTTTACAAATTTCGTATCTTGAGGTTGCTTTTTCTTCACTGGCCCACTCTGTATTAGGATTAACTAAATCCCATGGCCTTGTTTCACCAAGTTTTTCTTTATATTTTTCCCATTCGCTTTTCATTAATTAGAACTTTCTGTAATATATGTATCGCCTATGACAATTTCAGTTTCTGGAGTTACCTCAATAATATTAATACCTTCAATCAAAGCCTCTTGTAGTGGCAAAAATCTGTCTGTTCCAGGAACAAGAATATCTCCAACAATGTCTTCGCCTACAACAAAAATAAATTTTTTAGTTGCCATTATTGATAGCCTCCCCATTAATATATTTCCATCCAATAGTCGCCTGAGATGTCACATCTACTTCTACTATTTGTGGAGATGATAAAAGTCCAGCAACGGTTCCTTGATCGGTAATTACCTCGTCATTAAATGGTAGTACCGCAACAACAATATTATTATTGTTAGTAAATATTATTTTTCGCATTAATAACTCTCCTTAGAAAAGTTTATCATACTTTAGCATCCTCTGCAACCATTATTGATATAGAGACATTGTTGGCAAGGGTCGTTGCTACAATCTGGTATATCAGGACATGTGCCGAATGTTGGGAAGAATGGTGGGAAGAACGGTGGGAAGAACGGGAAGAATGGTGGGAAGAATGGAGGTGTAGGGGTAGGTGTAGGCGTTGGTGTTGGTGTAGGAACTGGATTAAAAGTTGGGAAGAATGGTGGGAAGAACGGGAAGAACGGTGGGAAGAACGGGAAGAATGGTGGGAAGAATGGCGGGAAGAATGGAGATGCTATGCAACTTTGAGGAGTTGTAAACACGCCTCCACTTAAACTTGAACCAGACTGTCCACAAATATTATTTGCAAGTTGAACAGCAGTTGAAGAATTTGATGCAAGAACAGAGTCTCCACCTCCATCACTACAGCAGAAGTAATACGTTGTTTGTGCAGGTGTAGGTGTTGGCGTAGGTGTTGGCGTAGGTGTTGGCGTAGGTGTTGGAGTTGGAGTTGGGGTTGGAGTAGGTGTAGGTGTAGGTGTAGGCCATGGTGTTGCAGAACATTCTCCAAAGTTATTTGACCAGTAGTATCCGCAAGCAGAGCATTGTGACTGATTTAATATTGATGGATCAGAGCAAGGATTAAATGTTGGGAAGAATGGTGGGAAGAATGGAGGAGTTGGTGTTGGGGTAGGTGTTGGAGTAGGTCCACAGTTTTGTGGTGTTGAGAATACTCCACCAGTTAGTGATGAGCCATACTGTCCACAAATATTGTTTGCAAGTTGAACTGCTGTACTTGAGTTAGAAGCAAGCACTGATTCATATGTTCCATCGTTACAGCAGAAATACCATGTTGATGATGTTGGTGTCGGAGTAGGGGTAGGAGTTGGGGTAGGTGTAGGAGTTGGTGTAGGTGTTGGCGTAGGTCCACAATTTTGTGGTGTTGTAAACACTCCACCAGTTAATGATGAACCATATTGACCGCATATATTATTTGCAAGTTGGACACCCTGACTTGCGTCATTTGCAAGTACTGATTCATATGTTCCATCATTGCAACAGAAATAGTATGTTGTTTGTGTAGGTGTTGGAGTAGGTGTAGGAGTTGGTGTAGGTGTAGGGGTTGGAGTAGGAACAGGAGTACAAGGAGATACGCCATTTCCTCCAGAACCACCACAACCGCTTACATTTGTTGCAATACACTCTCCAAATGATACGAATACTGCAGATGTACAATCAACCCAATTACCACTACCGACTGGACATTCCTGTCTTGTCTTTGTGTAATTACCTACATAAGTATCTTCTCCGTTACATGTTGGCTGAGTAAAGTTATATGTT